AATGGGCGAGCTAATTGAAATGGTTAAGCGCCATGAAGGCGTCAAATCCCATGTTTACAAATGTACTCAGGGCTTTGAAACCATAGGCGTAGGCCGAAACATCTCAGAGTCTGGTCTGGGCTTGTCACCTGATGAGATTGACTACTTACTCCATAACGACTTAGAGCGTTGCCATCAAGAGTTGCAAGATGCGTATTACTGGTACGGTGGGTTAAACCAAGCTAGACGAGACGCGATGGTCGATATGTGCTTCAATCTAGGTATTACACGATTGCGTGGGTTTGTTAACGCTCTGGAAGCCATGTCCCGTGAGCAGTTCGATATTGCTGCGGATGAGTTTATGGACAGCCGTTGGGCCAAGCAAGTTGGCAACCGTGCCCTAGAAGTAACTGAGATGATAAGGACTGGGGAGTACCGCTAATGCCTTTGCAGAAGCTACAGTTTAAGCCCGGAGTAAACCGAGAAAACACGCGGTACACGAGCGAAGGCGGTTGGTATGAGTGCGACAAGGTACGGTTCCGCCAAGGTATGCCTGAAAAAATAGGTGGGTGGGTACGTATATCAGACACTACGTTCCAAGGCGTCTGCCGTTCGTTACACAACTGGGTTACGTTAAATAAACAGGACATGATCGGTGTAGGCACTAACCTAAAGTTCTATATCGAGAATGGCGGCGGGTACTACGACATTACTCCCATCCGAGCTACTACCGCTGCTGGGGATGTAACTTTCGCTGCGACTGATGGCAGCACCACCATAACTGTTACCGATGTGGCGCATGGTGCTCTCGAAGGCGATTTTGTTACTTTTAGTGGGGCAGTATCTCTTGGCGGTAATATAACCGCAGAAGTCTTAAATCAAGAATATCAAGTCGGCCCTCTTCCCAACACAAATACGTATACAATAACCGTTGCGACTGCCGCAAACTCATCTGATACAGGGAACGGTGGAAGCTCCGTAGTCGGTGCGTACCAGCTAAACACTGGCCCGGAATTTGCTGAACCAGTAATAGGTTGGAGTGCTGGCGAATGGGGCGAGAGTGCGTGGGGTATAGGAGGCTCTAATACGGAGGCTCTTCGTCTTTGGAGCCAAACTAATTTTGGTGAAGACTTAGTATTCGGCCCTCGTGGTGGGGGTGTTTACTACTGGGACGCCACAAGTGGTATCACTGTTCGTGCACAGCTAGTCGCAGATGCTTTTTCCAGCACGGCGTCCAACGTACCTGTTGTACAAAATCGTATTCTTGTTTCTGACATAAGCCGGTTTGTGTTCTGTCTTGGTACTAACCCGTTAGGCAGTACCACGCTTGACCCCATGTTAATACGGTGGGCAGACCAAGAAAGCGTAAGTAACTGGACACCCGCTGCAAGTAACCAAGCAGGTGACCTACGGTTGTCTAACGGTTCAGAGATTATTACGGCTACACAGGCTCGCCAAGAGGTATTGGTGTGGACTGATTCTGCGCTTTATTCTTTGCAGTATGTGGGAGCACCTGCTGTATGGGGTGCACAGTTAGTAGGAGAAAACACCTCTACAGCATCCGAGAACTGCGTAGCCTATGCTAATGGTGTGGCGTACTGGATGGGTAAGGATAAGTTTTATAAGTACGACGGGCGAACTCAACCGCTACGCTGCGACATTCGTAGGTACATATTTAACGACTTTAACTCCCTACAGTACGATCAGGTATTCGCCGGTACGAATGAGTCTTTCCATGAAGTATGGTGGTTCTACTGTTCTTCTGACTCGCAAACTGCGAACAGGTACGCGGTGTATAACTACCAAGAAGACATTTGGTACTACGGTACGCTATCCCGTACGGCGTGGCTTGATTCTGGACTGCGAGAAGCTCCACTTGCTGCTACGTATAGCTATAACCTTGTAGACCACGAACAGGGTACAGATGACAACCAGACTACGACACCGGCAGCGATTGCGGCGAATATATCTTCTGCTCAGTTCGACATAGAAGATGGGCATCAGTTCGCGTTTATCTGGCGGGTGATACCGGATATTACCTTTGAAGGTTCTACAGCCGCCGCCCCTGCCGCAACAATGACTTTGCTGCCTCTTGCTAATTCTGGTGCGGGTTACAACTCGCCCCTGTCTGAAGGGGGGTCAAGCAACGGCACAATTACAAGAAGTGCGGTGCTGCCAGTAGAGGCGTTTACACAACAACTCAATACACGAGTGCGAGGGCGACAGTTAGCGGTTAAGATAGAATCTACTGGAGAAGGTGTTACGTGGCAGCTAGGTACACCGAGGATTGATATGCGTGCGGACGGGAGGCGGTAATGAGTATTGATGTTACTAGATACTACGTAAACTTCGTTGCACCTGCCCTGCCGCAGCCTACGCCTATGTACAGCATGGAGTATCAAAACCAGCTAAACAACGCTCTACGTATATACTTTAACAACATGGACAAAGCCGTACGGGACGCATACATATCGGATGCTTCTGAGGCCAACAGTTGGTTCCTTAGCTAATGGCTAATCTCTATAAGAACGCCAAGGTAGATTTAACTACCACTAACGTAACTACACTGTATACGTGCCCCGCAGCTACGACGACTATCGTTAAGTCTATATTAGTGTCTGAAGACTCTGGCAATGCCGACACCATAACAGTGACTTTGACCGATTCTGCTTCGGCAGTATTTAACGTGTTTAATACAAAAGCCGTAAGCGCTAACGCTACCGTGGAGCTACTCACTGCGCCTTTAGTGATAGAAGAATCCGAAATACTAAAAGTTACCGCTGCAACTGCTAATAGGTTACACGTTGTCGCCAGTCTGCTGGAGGTATCGTAATGCAAATTAACATTCCGGGGCCAAGCCTTGATGATTTAGCAGAGCTTCTTAGAAGACAAGGAGAGGAAGAGCGTGCAAGGCAGTTAGCTGAACAAAAGGCGAAAGAAGAAGCTGAAGCAAAAGCCAAGGTAAAAGCAGAGAGAGAAGCTAAGGCGAAAGCAGAGAGAGAAGCAGCAGCAAAAGCTAAGGCAGAAGCTGAACGTAAGAAGAAAGAAGCCGAAGCAAAAGCTAAGGCAGAAGCTGAACGTAAGAGAAAAGAAGCCGAAGCAAAAGCCAAAGCGGCAGCAGAAGCAGCAGCAAAAGCTAAAGCGGAAGCCGAAGCAGCAGAAAAAGCTAAAGCAGAAGCTGAAGCCAAGGCAAAAGCCGAAGCGGAAGCAAAAGCGAAAAGAGAAGCTGAAGCCGAAGCGGAACGTAAGAGAAAAGCAGCAGAACGTCTCCGAAAGGCCGCTGAAGCCGCAAAACGCCAAGAGGAAGAAGACAGACTAAGGCTTCAAAAGCTGTTTGAAGAGGAAGAACGTAAGAGGAAGGAAGCGGAAGCTAAGGCGAAAGAAGAAGCTGAAGCTAAGGCGAAAGAGGAAGCAGCAGCAAAAGCTAAAGCAGAAGCTGAAGCAAAAGCTAAAGCAGAAGCTGAAGCAAAAGCGAAAGCTGAAGCGGACGCACTTGCTGAACGCCGTAGTCAACCTCTAGCCGTAAGCCCCAAAGCCGCTCAAGATTTCCGTGCAGCGTATAAAGCTAAACTAGCGCAAGGCGCTGACTACTACGCAATAGACGACGTAGATGAAGTAGACGACTGGTATGACAGGGCGTACGACGAAGCGCTTAAAGCCGCGAACATCAATGACTATGCGGATATTGTCGGGGGTGAGGGCGGTACCTATGGCGGTACTTTAACATTCACTATTAGCCCAGACGACTACGTAGAAGCTACAGGTGCCCCTGCGTACCTCAAGGATATATTAAAAAAGGATAAATCTCGTAACGAGGACGAAGCGAAAAGCGCCTATGCCGTACTATCTATTACGGACTCGCCAGAACAGATGGCTACCGTCCTTAGTGGGTATTATGGAATAGATTTTTCTCCTGTAGCGCAGCAGTTAGGTCAGTTTGGCGGTAATTTAGGTGAGCACACAGACGCTTCGCAGGCACAAATTGCCGAGTTTCATTCGTTCATTGAGCCTATTCTTCAAGAACAAATACCTTATTTACAGCTAACTCGTGGGGTGGGGTACCAAGACGCAGTAAAAGCCGCGTTTGAAGAAGATCCAATGATCCAAGCGTTGTACGGTAAGTACAACATCGCCCCCATACGCCAGACAAAAGACGGCTCTACCTATTTATATGACCCGTTTACGTATGGTGAGATGCGTACGTTTGAGTCCAAAGATAGAGATTTCCAGAATGCGTTTAAAATCATCGCTTCTATCGCTGCCTCATACTATCTGCCGGGGATGCTTTCAAACGCGCTGGGTATATCCAAAGCTGCGGCTACCGCAACAGTAGCGGCGGGACAAACTGTTGTATCTGGCGGCGACTTTGAAGACGTACTTAAAAACGCAGGGCTATCCTTTACCGGTGCAACTGCCGCCGAAAAGCTGGGTAATGCTAAGGCAGCTTACGAAACTCTTGCCGCTGCTGGCCCCGGCGCAGCATCCTTAGCCGCACAAGCGTTAACAGAATACAACACGGCAAAACTTCTATACGCAGCAGCTCAAGTAGGTTCTGGTGCTGTAAGTGGTAATCTTGGTGCGGGAGTGCTTGCAGCCTTTGGCCCTGATCTAACCACCACTGCTCTCAACAAGGTAGGACTTACCCCCGAACTGCTTGACAGAGCAGGTGTAAACCAAGACTTGCTAGTAAATGGTCTGGTCAAAACCCAAGTAGCCTTGGCGCAAGGTATCGAGCTTGAAGATGCTTTATCTATGGGTCTAGGGCAGTACGTCATGTCTGGTGGTGGCATAGCAGGCGTAAACAAAGACACCTTCTTCGAGAAGATAGGTGAGGTGTTACGCGGTACTGGTGAAGCTATAGGTGGTCTGTTCTCACCAAGTCAAGCGGATATAACTGCCGCAGCGGGGGGTATTGATTATCAGTTTGAAGGTTCTGAAGGTATAGCAGGGCTAACTAAAGCACAACAAGACTTAGAACGTGAGGAGTTTTCTGATCTTCTAAGCGAAGATGAATATATACGTAAGTACGGTATTGCTTCCTTTAATGCGGGAGCGGCAAGAGCCGCAGAAATGTCTGAAGTATTAGGAGGCTACAAACCCCGTGGGTTGGTCGATGAAGATGGACTTCCTATATTTGAAGATGACAACGGGTTGTTACTTAGGTTTAAGGAAAAACCTTCTTTGTGGGCTAATATTTTTCGTACCACTAGAGACATACCGCAAGAACAAAAACTTGATTTTGCTAAAGAAATTATAGATGCCCCGCAGTTCCAAAAATATCTTGACGCGGCGGGGATTTCTTTAGCGGACAGGTTAGACCCACAAACCACGTTTAATAAATTATTTGAACAGTCTTTTGGATCGGAGGCTCCTGCTACCACACTTAATTTTGGAGTAGATTCTCGAATTGCAGACCCCAATGTCTCTGTAGCAGATACTTTTGTTGCTGATGGCGTAATTGAATTAGATATTGAAGGTACGAAATACACCACGGAACAATTTTTGCCCGGAGTGACCCCAGAAGCTAGGGCAGCGTCTATTGGGTTAGCAATAGATCAGATAGCTGAGTCTATGGCTCGCAGAGCTGGCGGTAACGCCTCTCCCGCAGATTTCCGCTTAGATGCTATGAACGCCTATGTAGAGCTGCGTGGTGAAGGCTATAGCCATTTAAGGTTGCTAGAAGAGTCTGGTGTGGAGCTTACTGGCAGACTTATAGATGCTGTATCTGCGTTGGATTTCAATGAACTTGCAAAGTTACGTAACAGTGACCCAGAAGCGTACACAAACAAGTTAGGTCGTGCCGACTCTGTTACAGGTAATAAAGAAAGCGCTGAATACGTCAAAGAGAACGGCGTAGAGAGCGCGACTGACGGCATTAGCGTCTATGAAATAGCTGAAGACGCCGTAGAAGCTGCTAATAATGTGGCTGAAAACATCTTACCCGCAATGCTTGCTTCTGGCATGGATGAGACAAAAGCCCGTGAGCTAGCCGCTAATTTAGAAGCGGGCGCAATTAATACCACTGCAAACATGATCCGTGCGGGTGCGGGTTTTACCAAAGCCATGTTGGGGCTTACTTACCTATTTGGGGCACGCCCAGATGACTTAGAACTTGGTCAATACGTAAATAAACTTCTTGAACTTGGCGATTCTGCGAATACCGAAGGATACCAAGCCCGCGTTAAAGACATGTGGGGGACAATACAAGAAGCAGAAGGGTTCTGGGGCACTACTCAAGCATGGACAGACGCACTTGTTGACGACCCAACTATCATGCTGGCTGAACTTGCAGGGGTAGAGCTTTTCCAAGAAATCGGCCCTTTACTTGTTGGTGGTGGTGCAGGAGTAATAGCGAAGGGCGCTGCGTTATCCGCAGCAAAAATTGCAGGGAAAGGCGCGGTATCCAATTCTGCTAAGGTCGCAGTAAATAAAATTGGTACGAGAGCTGGTTTGACTACCGCCGCTGTTACCGACGCTAGCGAGGCTTTTGGGGGTAGTGCTGACGGGGCTTATGACGAGGCGTTTGATGCGAAACTAAAGCAGTTACGAGAAAACAACGAAGCCACAGTAGCTCTTATGCAATCCGCTGGTATACCTATCGGCAATTTAGTTGACCAGAATGGCCTATTTCCGGGGCAAATGGATGAGATCCATAAGTTTGCCCATGACGCTGCAATGATTAGCGGTGGTACCGCTACGGTGTTGTCGCTTGCATCTTTTGGTTTGGGTGGCGAAGCACTAGACAAACTCTTACTCGGGGGTAAAAAAACCACCTTAAACCCAAAAATGGAGGCTTTGGCTAAAGAACTAGGTGATCGTGTCAATGCTGGAGACGCTCTCGTTACAGGGCTGCGGGCTGCAAAAACTGCGGGTAAAGAAGGGATTTTTGAATACGGAGAAGAAGCACTAACTGGAACAGCGTTAGAGGCTACTCTAGCTTCTACAGATCCAAACCGCGACTGGGGCGCTGCAATAGCTTCTGCTGGCGCTGGAGGTCTTATTAGCGGCAGTGCAGTTACATCGGCTTTGTTAGGTATTGATGGCGCACGAGATGCTTTGGCTGGGGCTGTACGCTCTACTCATGCAGGTATAAATGCCACAATAGAAGGCGCTAAGAGGGGGCTGATTAATGATGCACAGGCTAAAGCGGCCTTAGCAGAATTTGGTATAGCCAGTGATGAATACGGCGGTCTACAAACCACCCTATTAAATGATGCGTTTGACGCGGATTACACCACATATACCGAATCCAAAGATGCGTTCCAAATTGAAAACCCTGATTACGCCCCCACTGAAGCGGACATACTTGGTTTTACCGGCGACATCGCTGAAGATAGGTTAGCTGAGAGCGTTGCAGACTTAGTAGACCGCAGCTACATCGACGCACAAGAAGCCATAGATGCCGCAGCGCTTGAAGGTCTGACATTAACTAATGAACAGGTCGCCCAGTACGTACGCCAAACCGAGTCTGGGCAAGCCGAGGCTGCGCTTAACAGCTTACGTTCTGATGTTTTTGACCCAATGTATACCACCAACCAAGAGGCTAGGGACTACTTTGCTGGCATTGGGTATACACCCACACAAGAAGATCTGGCTGAGTTTGTAGGTAAGTCAGAAGAGTATGCCTCAGATAACGTGGCTGAATACTCTGAAAACATGTTAATGCTTCAGCTAGACGGGCTGCTTGGTAATCCAAACACAACGCCTTTGCAATTAGACAGCCTGTTAGACCAGATCGAATCAATCAACCCAGACTCTACCGCTCGTGCAGATGCTGACATTGATGATGATGGTAACAGGCCACAACCACAGCCTGAACCACAGCCTGAACCACAACCAGAGCCTGAACCAGAGCCTGAACCACAACCAGAGCCTGAACCAGAGCCTGAACCAGAGCCTGAACCACAACCAGAGCCTGAACCAGAGCCTGAACCACAACCAGAGCCTGAACCAGATCTTACGGCAGATC